TCTATTAATTTAGCGATGTATTGCCACACCTTTAATTCTATTTTATTACTGTTTAATACTATATCCATCTCGTGTGATGTAACACCACCGTAGTTGCCTGTACGTATGTCTTCTTTGTTTTGCTCAATAGTGATTAGGAGCATAGACATTTTAGCGAAAGCTTTGTCGCTAGCTCGTTGTTGTAGTTCTTGCTTAGTCATCGCCGTCTATTAGAATGTTATCGCCAAACCTGTAGTCCCACGCTGATACTCTGAGTGCGTTTATATTACACATATCATATATATCTCTGATCTCTTGTATAGTTAGCTCGCCATACCACTTGCTACTTTCTAGTTTAGCAATAATTCTTGATGAAGTAAACTTGTAGTCACTTTGTTTAATAAGTTTGATGTACTTAGGTTTGATTGATTGTAGTAAATTTTTCATGTTATTTGTATTTTAAATTCATATATATTATCGATAGGTAGTCGTGTTTAGTTTGTAATTAATCTTGGTATTTTTTAAGTGTCATACTATTTACTTTATCAATGATCTCATTACCCACCAAGGTGAAATAACCAGGTGCATATATTGATCTTTTACCGTCAGCCTCAGCGGCTAATACATCTTTTTCTGCTTCTTCGATAGCGTGTCTTAACGCTGTTTGGATGAAATACTTTTCAAATCCGTTAAATTTTGTTTTACTCATTGTTTTTATTTTTAAATTAGGTGCGCAGGGAGGATTCGAACCTCCGACCTCGAGTTTATGAGACTCGCGAGCTAACCAGCTGCTCTACCGCGCAATAGTGGACGTGGCGGGAATCGAACCCGCACTACAATACATATTGTATAACGTTTAACCATTCACGTCCTACCCAGACATTTCCTAACCGCTCTCCGGTACCTTGATTTAGTTACACTCAACCAGTACGCAGGTTTGTTATTTATTCGCTGGGTTTGTTAACATTCCTGAGTTCATAACGATCCCTCACCAGTTCAGTTAACTTTTGTAACTAGTGAGGACTCGAACCTCATACCCGTCGGTAGCCATAGTCATTATAGGTTATATAAAAAACGTTTACCTACTTCAGTACTAAACCTGACCTAGTTGCCAGTGTCATCGGGAAAAGCCCAAGGTACACCTTCGGTTTTCGTATTTTCTTGAGAGCTATATACCGTAAAACTCTAGTCATATTATAAGGAAGCGTGATCGGCGTCTAACTCATTTTCGTCTCGAGTAAGGGTCTACAGTGTAGGAGTCCTAGTTAAGCTCGTTATTAGATATACCGGCCGGTCCACCGATGTTTGCTTCCGTATTACATTTATATTATCATTGGGTGATCGTGTTTTGTTTGTACATTATTTCGATCGCACGTTGCATTACTTGTTGGTGTATAGCATTGTAGTCGTCACCGTCGGCGGGATAATCGCCTAGTTGCCAGTCAATACTGTCTTCCATTAGTTCGAGAGTTATGTCAGCGACGCTCTCCGCTATTTCGTATAAGTTTCTTTTATTGCTCATATATTTTAGTTTTTAATTCATTTACTTTTTCTTGTAAGTACCAATCATCTTCGTAGTTGAGGTTGATGTACATTGATAATTCTTGTAATAGATCCGCTGCTAACTTCATATTATTGTTTTTTTAAGTAAGTTAATCCTTTGTAGTTGAACCACTCAGTTATACCTTCTTGATCTTTATCTTCGTTGTAGATAAAACCGAACGTTGATGGTAACTCACCGACAAGATATGGTTTATATACTTTACCGTTTAATACTATTTGTTTTGAGTGGATAAATTTAATTGTATTTTTCATTATATTAGTTTTAGATTCGTATATATTATCAATCTTTAATCGTATTCAGTTTGTAAAAATCTTTTACCGCTTTTTCGGTCAATGTTTTTAAGTTTTTATGGTACTCCACATTATCTATATAGTAGTCGATCGCTTCTTGCATTCGCTTTTCAGTAAACTTTGTGAACACGCTTACATCTGTATGTTTGAGTAGATCAACGTCGTTACATTGGTACATTGTTGACGTGACATCTCGCCAATTTGTTACTTGAATTTCTTTATATGAATATCCTCTATGTTCCATTATTTACATTTATTGTTACTTCTACCCAGCCCTTTTCAGAGTGACCGGCGTATACTCTTAAGCCGTCATTCACTAGTATATCTACTAATTTTTGCGCTGCTCGCCAAAGACTTGGTTCTGGCATTTCATCGTGTTCGTCGTCGTACATTACTTCGCCTCTACATTGGTAGAATATATCATCTACATCGTTTTCTACTAGTTCAAAATCCCAACCGTTCACGGTTATATTTTCACATAATTCCATAGTTAATTTCTTATTGCCCAGGCCGCAGCGGTGCCAAGATCGGTTAATACTTTGTTTGCTCGCTTTAGTACAAATAGTACTTTGTGTTTAAAATTTCTCATTATTATTATTTTAATTTCGTATATATTATCAATAGGTGATCGTATTTAGTTTGTAGTCACCGGTTGGTTGTAGTGATTCCACAATTTAGTGTGAGAAAATGATCTACCTTTACTACCCGATCCTTTACCTTTAGTTCTTACTTTTCGGTATTCTTTTGCTGTTAACCCTGAACAATATTCACCCTGGGTTACCGTTTTGCGGTGATGTATAGCATCCGCTTTTCTCTTTTGTGCGACGTATTCGCAGACTTCTTTCATTGTCATCATATTATTCTCTATTGTTATGTATTAACCACATTAACTGTGCATACTCTTCATACTCTTGTTCGCTATTAAATCCGTACTCACTCATAATTGTTCATTTACTTTAATTAATACTTCTCTTACGTCTTCTCTGTGATCATACTCGTCTAAGTAGTCATATAATACTTCTTTTACTATATTCCACTGCCATTCCTGCATTTTCACTTCCATATTACTCTACTTTAAATGTGTTAGGTAATAATGGTACTAAATGTCTTGCCACTGAAGTTCCGGCATTAGCGTGACTACATATTAAACTCGCCAACTCATCTTGCATGGTAAATAGTTCTTCTTGATCGATCAGGTCGCATAGGAAAAAATTGTCGCCACCTAGTATTTCTATAAATTCTTCGATAAATTCTACATTTTTTGGTTTCATAAGTATTATTTTAAATTCATTAATATTATCGTTAGGTGATCGTATTTAGTTTGTCACTTGTTTTAACAATTCATCCACTATTTCTTCTTCAGTTTCACCATCTTCCAAAGTACAGTCTATTTCGACGAATTCTTGGATTTTTTCGTAAAGCTCTTCACCCGAAAGATAAGAACTTAAGAATTGAAAGTGATTAATGGTTTCAGGGTTAAAGTAGTATTTTATAGTTTTCATTGTTATTATTTTTAAATTCACATATATTATCGATAGGTGATCGTATTTGTTTTGTAAAGGTGTATTTATATTAGTGAGTAAAAATAGTAGAGAAAGTATTACACTACCTCTCTTATTGAGTAAAACTAGGTAATTTCACTACAAATAGAGTGTTTTTTAGTTAATTTCACTACAAAGTGGAGGTTTTTAGGTGATTTTCACTTAAGATCGTAGCATATTGGGTGATGTATAGCATTTAAACGTCTTGTAGGGCGGAGTCTACTCTTCCGGTGTATAGCAAAATACCCAGGCCAAGGTCTCGCAACGGAACATCCGAAGCGGAGAAGTGAAAAGTGTGACGTTAGCTTGTTATATTAATATAATAGTAGGCTATTGTCACGTTTTTTAGATCGCATTCCAGTATGCTTCTCTCTGTTCATCAGACAGACCGATCAGATTGTCTTGCCCGAACATTTTTTGACAGATAGCTGTTCTTCTTTCGTCTTCTTTAAAGCTGTTCATTACTTCTTTCCATGCTTGTTGATTTGTTTTGTACATAATTATTGTTTTTATTCGTTTATATTATCGTTTAGTATTCGTATTTGGTTCGTTAGGGGATCCTAAGACTACTTTTCAGTAGCCTCAGTCTCTATTACTTCCCTTTGAGATAGATGTCTCGTGTTGGCTGGCATATCAGTCGACTGTGACCAGTACCCTCTTTTGATCCAGCATGGCATGATGTTTAGTTTAGGTAACATTAGTTCCAGTACTTCATCGTGGTTGTACGTTACTTTTACACTTGGCTTTGTTTTAGTAGCTTTTGTGTTGAAAGTTATGATTTGATTTCGACCCAGCCATGATTTGCGGACTACAAAGTTAGCTCTTGTGATTGGTGGAAAGATCGCTGCTTTCTCTTCGTTACTCATGTTTGCGATTGCGTTTGTAATTAGTTCTTGATTACTCATAATTTATTTATTTAGTTGTTATTAATTAATTTGTTATTCACTTATATTATCGAATTCACTTCGTATTTAGTTTGTAATTTTATTCTTCTAATATTTCAGAGATTGAAAGTTTTGTTTTAGGTAAAATATATTTACAATAAAAGTTTTCTATTTCTTCTTGATTTGGATTTGTTTTTAAGAAATTTAATATTAGATTTTTCATTTTATTATTATTATTTGTTATTCACTTATATTATCGAAATAAGATCGTGTTTAGTTTGTCAAAATGCTATACGCAGTATGCTATACATGCTATACAGCCTTCGGCTAACGCCTCCGGCCCTGTGCATTACTCAGTCGTGTTCCAGGCTTTGAGCTGCGCTGCGATCAGTTGCTGCTCCCTGGTAAGATCCTGATCCTGCTCTCCGACCCAGATGCATTGCACATAGCTGGTTCCATCTGGTCTGGTTATGATTTCTTTCTTATACATTAGCCCAGAATTTATTTCGTTGCTCTTCTGTTAATCCCCCAAGGTTATCCTGTCCAAACATCTGTTGGCATATTTTAGTTTGTCTTTCATCCTCTTTGATGTTGCTCATGACCTCATTCCACGCTTGACTGTTTGTTTTATACATAATTATTAATTTTAGATTCACCTATATTATCGAATCTCCATCGTATTCGCTTTGTAATAAATGCTATACAGCGTATGCTATACGCAAAGCTGCGCTGCAGCAGTACAAGATCCAAATGCCAGGATCCAAACGCGGGATCATCAATTGGCAGTGCCAGACCCGATAGCAAAAGCCTGAAGTCGCACCGTAAACCACACCGAAAAGCCGAAACCGTATGCCGAAGCCGAAAAAAAGACAGGGGGCCCCTAAATCTGAAACGCGTTTTCCTATAGAAATGAGGAGGTAATGTAAGGGTGCAACCCCATACCCCAGTGTTTGCAATATTTTTTTATTTCAGAAAGTGCGACATTAGCTAGTTATATATATTAATAAGAGGCTATTGTCACATTTTTATATATTGTAAAATTTAGGTATAACATGTAAGTATATAATGTATACGAAAACAATATTATGGCAAAACCAAGAAGAAAAGGCGGACCGAAACAGAAATTAAGTCCAGCAGCAGCGAAAGCTAAGGCTATCAGAGATAAGAAATACGCTATGACGGCGAGAAGGAGGAGAATGAAAGCTGAGAGTCAAAGGATAGATTGTCCTAAAGGACACGATTACGACCATAATACTAAAAGATGTGTTACATCGTCTCATAATAGAGGTGGAACACAGGCTAAGCATAAAAAAGACGGTACTAAAGCCGAAAGAAGACAAAACAAAAGGTAAACATGGCAATAATATATTCATATCCTTACGATCAGACTATAACTGATACAGATGCTTGGGTGGGTACTGACTCTGTCAACAGGCAGACAAAGCAGTACACAGCTAAAGCAGTGGCGGACTACTTGAATATAAACGGTAAGGTGGCAATTGCCGGTCAGATGAACTATCAGTTTGTTCAAGACCCTTCGTATAAAGCAGGTACTTTTGCTTTTCCTGCGGGTCAAGGAGACAACACGCCTTGGTCAAGCATTACGTCTATAGTTATATCGAACATGGACCTATCAGGTCAAATTGTTTCACCTTTCTTAGAATATTTAGTAGACGAACAAGTAATGTTCCAAGATGTAGCCGGTAAAGGTTCATTTGGGCACTATATAATGAGAGGGTACACGCAAATTGGTACAACTAACTTCTACACATTAACATTAGAATACATAGGAGGTAATGGATCTATAAATATGGATCACTACTACACTCTTGTAAACTTTTATCTAGAACAAGGTGCTCCAGGTGTCGATAGTATTGACACATCTGACACTACGTTTATAGATATGACGCCTACAATACCTACAACAGGTAATGTAGAACTCACAGCATCATTGTCAGCTACTGGTACGCCTGATAATACTACATTCCTACGAGGAGACAACGTTTGGGCTAAAGAAACTTTTGAGTTTACCCAAGGAACGCCCTCTGCTAACTGGAGCATACAGCATGATATGGATAAATTTCCATCAGTGTCTGTAGTAAACAATAATAACGTACTCATGTACGGTAATATAACATACGTAGATAAAAATAACTTAACAATAAACTTTTCAGCTGGCTTTTCAGGCAAAGCGTACTTAAACTAAAAAAAATGGCAATAAACTTTTTAAACAGTATTGATCTTAATCAAAACGAGCTATTACAAGGCGTAATAGAAAATCAACCAAATGACGCAGCCGCAGGATCATCACCTGTGAAAGGTCAGTTGTATTTTAATACCACAAGCAATGTGCTAAAGCAGTACAACGGCACCTCCTGGGAAGAAGTAGGTGGTGGTGTAGAAACTATTACAACAACAGATGGTACATATATTGATTTAACTCCTAACTCAGCAACATCAGGGGCAGTAACGGTTACAGCGGATCTTTCTGCTTCGGACGGTACAGCGGTTGCAGCTACACGTTTCTTAACAAAAGATAATACGTGGGCGACAGTACCTCAAGGCGATATAACCGAAGTACAAGGCGGTACTTATATAAATGTAACAGATCAAACAGGGCCAATACCTATTGTTAATCACGATTTAACAACTAGAACAGATACAACATCTACAGGTTCTCCTGGTTACGCGGGTACATTTACAGTTGTAGATTCTGTAACAACTAATACAACTGGTCACATTACTGCTTTAAACGTTAAAACAGTAACAATGCCTTCAGCCGAAGCTTACACGTTTAGTGTAACAGCCGATTCGGGAACTAATCAGGTTATAAACAGCGGTAATACTCTAGATATAGCCGGTGGTACCAACATAACCACAGTTGTTGGAGCAACAGATACAGTAACTGTAAGTTTAAATGACACTATAACGCTACAAGGCGATTTAACTGTACAGGGTATGAGTACCTTTAATGACGAAGTTAGCATTGACGCTGACACAAGCATTACAGGTGATCTTAATATGAATACTGCTAAAATAATAAATTTAGCAACTCCAGCTTCTGCTACAGACGCTGCAACTAAAGGATATGTTGATCAAGCAGTGACAGGAGCTTTAAGTTATCAAGGTGGTTATAACGCATCGACAAATTCGCCAGACCTAACTACTTCTCCAAATAGTATAAAGAAAGGTTGGACATACACTGTTACAGCTGACGGTACATTCTTCGGAGAGCAATTAAGAGTAGGTGATGTTTTAATAGCAGAACAAGATAATCCAAGTGCTTTAGCTAACTGGACAACTGTACAAAATAACATTGATCTAGCTGATGCTTCAACAGTTGGTATTGGAAATGTAGTTCCTGGAACTAGCGCAACAGTAACCGTTCCATATACAAATGGTACAGCTACTTTAGATGTTGTAGATTCTACAGCTAGTCAAAAAGGTGCTGTAATAGTCGCAGAGTCAGATCCTATAGAAGTCGCATACTCGAGTGGAACTGCAACTGTTAGTATAAAAGATTCAGCTGCTGCTCAAAAAGGAGCTGTGATCGTTGCTGGTGGAACTGGTATATCAGTTGCATACTCTAATGGCACGGCTACGGTAACTAACACCGAAACAAACGCAGATAATTCATACGCTGTAACAATAACAGATACAGCTACTATAACACATAGTTTAGGAACTAAAGACGTTATCATACAACTTTACGATGTAACCACAAACGAGACTGTTTACGCCGATGTTGAAAGAGGCTCAACCACGCAAGCTACAATAACATTTGCAGCTACACCTACTAACTCTGTAAGAGTATTAGTACAAAAAATAGGGTAATAATAACAATAAAATCTAGTACATGAAGTTTAAAAGTGATATAGAAGTACAAGCTGGGCTCAGAGATGGAGGTAATGATATAGGTACGGCTGGTCAAATACTTTCTTCAACTGGTAGCCAAACCAACTGGATAGACCAATCCTCTATAGTTGCTTCAGAATCAAAACTAGTTGTTATAGAATGTAAAAACACTTCAGGTGTCACTATATCTAAAGGTACGCCAGTGTATCAAACAGGTACAGTAGGTGCTACAGATGTTATTGAGATAGACGCTGCTGATGCTTCTGATGAAGATAAAATGGCTGCTATAGGTTTATTACAGACTGACCTTGTTAACAATGCATTTGGTAAAGTAGTAATAACAGGTGAGCTTTTAAACATAACAACAAGTCCAATAGATGGTGTAACACCTGTAACTGGAGACACTATATATGTTAAGTCAGGTGGTGGTTTAACTTTAACGAAACCAACTGGTGTTAATTTTATACAAAATATAGGTTTAGTAGGTAAAGTATCTGGAGGAAGCGCTGGGTCTATTACTGTTTCTTCTATAATGAGGAGTAACGATGTACCAACACCCTTATATATAGATCATGCAAATCAACGCTTAGGTATTGGGGTGACTAGTCCTGGGCAGAAACTAGATGTCAATGGTAACGCTAATATAGATGGTACTCTTTTTGTTAATACTACTAATAATCACATTAGACTAGTAGATACAGATAATACTGGAAACTTTTCTGTCGGTGTAAACACTAACTTTCAAATTAGAGACATAACCGCTAACACTACGCCTTTAACAATTAGAGCAGGTACTCCTGGCAATACAATATTAACAACTTCTTCTGGTAGAGTAGGTATAGGTTTAAGTTCACCGGGTGTAACACTTCACGTTAACGGTTTCGCTAGACTTAATGGCGGTTTGCAAATGAATGCAACAAATGCTACAATCTACCAAATATTAGATAGTGATTTAAGATTCGGAACTAATAATACCGAAAGGATGCGTATTGATAACACTGGCAACGTTGGTATCGGGACAACTAGTCCTAGTGCTAAGTTAGAGGTAAACGGTCAAACAGTAATAAATAGCACGGGGTTAACAGAAGGTTTTCAGTGGTTTAATGATACTAATGAAATATTTTCTTTAGAAGACACAAGTGGAGCAGGTGAACTTCTTCTCTTATCTAGCAACTCTGTTAAGGTTAAATTAAATGCCAACGGTACTTCATATTTTAACGGAGGCAACGTCGGGATCGGGACTAGTAGTCCAGCTTCTAAATTAGATGTAGTTGGAACTGGTAGTTTTACTGGACAAGTGACAATACCAGCCACTCCAGTAGCCTCGACTGATGCTGCAAGTAAAAGTTATGTAGATAACTCTGTAGCTGCAATAATAACTCCCGCGGCACCCTCCACAGTAACAAGTACAATAGTAGGCGAAACAATTGAAATAGAATTTAACGAGTCTGCTACTTCAGATATAGATTACTATCAAGTATGGTCTTCTGACGACGGAGGAGATTATGGTATTATAGGACAAATAACTTCTGATGATTTTTCATCAACAATGACCGTAGTAGATACAACTTTTGTAACCGGGGGTACTATGTCCTATCGTATCTATGCCGTTCGCCAAGGGGTATATTCAGCAGCTGCAACAACCAGTAAATCTTATACCGTAAGTGCATTATCTGTAACAAACATGACCGTTGTAAACCTTAACACGGCTTACTATATACAATATGAAAAACCAAACTCAAGATTCATAGATCATATTGAAATATACATGGATTCTCAAACAACATTAGCCGCTTTGAATAGATCAAATGCCACTTTGGTTTACAGTGGACAGAATGCGTCTTACATGAGAAGTGTAGGTACTAGTAGTAATTTTCACCAATTTTGGGTTGAAGTAGTAGCATCTTAATTATGGAAGAGACAAGAGAATATTGGGAAAAATGCTTAGCTGAATTCGAGCTAGCTTTAGAGTCAGAAATGGAAATGGCTAATAATGCCCCAAAAGGATTTAACGACAATACAATACAATTACTTAAATTTGAAATAAAAGAATGTATAAATCAACTACGTTAGATAGAGCAAATATACAATCAATAATAGGTTGTGCAACGAATGATTACTCTGGACAGGTTGCTATAGTCCCTGTTACTAAGAGAGGTATTAGTAATACCACTCATAGCAGTAGCAGCGGTGATTATGATGGAGGCGATAGATCTATAGGTTATTGCACTAGTTATGAAGTAGATGGTGATTTACTATTTACTGTTGGTTGGGGCGATGGCATGGCGGTTAGAAGGTTAAACAACGACGGCTCATTAACTAAGCTTTTTCATGACACCAATTTTTTATGGAGAGATAGCGGTAGCACTTATAATCACATACAGTCTATAGCTATATCTAAAGATTCTCACAAAGGAGTTGTAATGACGTATAATGTAGATGGTTATACAACTTTTGACTATAGTGGCCTACTGAACGGAGGTACTACTTTTGTAAAAGACCCTAGACCTACTCACAGTAACCCTCAAATATTTATAGGATCCCAAGATACGGGAGGAGGTTATGTTAGCAGTGTAGGTCTTTATTATACAGGCGCTTTGTCTGCTGCTGGTGACTGGATATATGCTTCAGAATATGATGCAAGACATTACAAGAGAGTAATGCGTAGAAATATATCAACAGGCGCAGAAGAAAGATTATGGATGGATGCGACTGCTGGAAATATAATGTATCCAGGTTCTGCTGCGGTTGATAGGAATGGCTATAGAGGTTGGACTATGTATGATGAACACAATGACAGAATTTTGTGGGCTAATTACTACAATGCTAACTTTTCTATAATACTAAATGCCTCTACTAGCAACCCTCAATCAGTATGGTGTGATTTAGGTGATGCAGGAGCTGGTGATGACGGCTACGAACAAGGATGGTTTATTCCAGACCCTGTAAACGCGCCTAATGTGTTTTGGGTTGGAGCCTCTGGAAGGCACGTGAAAGTGGATATAACTCCTTGCTTTACAGGAACAAAACCTACTATACTGCAAACAGTCTACGAAGGTACTACAAACCCGGGTCAAAATTATGCAAACTTATTTAGAGCAGGTGCGAAGTATCAAACAGCAAACGCTAACTCTAATACTGACAAAATGATAGGATATCCTGATTTTATACCAACAACAGCAGATAGAGGTAAAGCTATGATATCTGGGTGGATTGACACTACCAATAACAGGTATGTTGCTCTTTATAGACATGATAATGTAACCGAAGACACGACTTCGCTTGGAAGAGGTAGATCTTATAGATCAGATTATGGCACCAACATATTTAGAATGTACTCAGCTAATGGAACTCCTTGGTGGGTACAAATGGGTTATGGTTATGATGGTCATAGTTTTAAGATATACAGCGATTCACTACGTAATGAATTAATAGAAAACTGGGAAATAACTTACGGCCCGTACGTTTTAGACAACTCTGCTGATATTGACTTTGTTTATTGGAATCAAATAGATTATTTTGTACCAAGTGGGTGTTCAATCAATTTTTTTGTTTCAAATAACGATGGAGCATCTTGGGAGTCTTACACGGGAACAGATACTGCGGAGCATAACTTTTCATCTAGCGGTAATCAATTGCTATGCAAAATTACTGGTAGCGGTGATGCTAGTAAAAACGCCTACAAAATGAGCGACACTAAAGACAGTATAATGTTAGGCACGAAGTACGCTTCAGAGATGAACCCAAGTATTAAAAACAAAATGACAAGATTTAAATTAAAAGGTAAAAAAATATAATATGGCTACAGTAACGGGAACAAGAAGATTATTAGACATATCTGGTAATAACATATCTACGGCAGTTAGTTTAGAAGCGGGAGGAACGCTACTAGACAGTAATGGCCAGTCGGGTGCTTCTAACCAAGTTTTAATTTCAACTGCCGCAGGTATAGATTGGGTTGACGGATCAGGTTCTGCAATAATTGGTGGTCCTTATGTAACAATTGGCACAAATCAAACAGTAACTGGTATAAAAAGTTTTAGCGGTAAAATAGGCGCAGATGGTGGTATTGATGGTTTAACACTAGCTAATGGTGGTATTACTGGTAGTAATTATAATATATCGGGAGTAAATCAGCTTGTTATATCTGATCCAGGCGAAGGTATTGTATTTACTGGTACAGCAACTATGTATTTAAATGCCGTAGATGATGCAACAGATTCTATACTTAAATTAACAAATGCTACGCAATTAAATCTTAATTCAACCGCAAGAATAACAAGTCTTGTAAATCCAACAGGTGCACAAGATGCTGCTACTAAGAATTATGTAGACACAGAAATAGGAAACATACCTTCAGGACTAGCTTTTGAAGGAAACTGGAATGCATCTACAGACACACCAACTCTTGCTGGGACAACACAAGATAATGGAAAGTTTTGGATTGTTACCGTTGCAGGTTCAACAAACCTATCAGGTATTACCGATTGGGCTGTTGGTGACTGGGCTATATATGTAGACAATGGTGCAGGTACAGACGCTTGGCAAAAAGTAGATAATAGTTCTACATTATCAGGTTTAGGAGCTGCAAATAAAGTAGCTTTTTGGAGCACTACGGCAAACGTATCATTTAATAATAATTTCTCATATGATGGAACTAATTTAACTGTTCCAAGACTAAGAGTGGGAGATGGAACTGATGGTTACTTTTATAGTGATTCTGCAGGGCGTACTGCTTTTACAGGTGGTAATTTTTATATACAAAGTGGTGTTAGCACTTACTATAATTATGCCAACACCCAATACCATGGAAATTCAAGTGGTGATAATCATCTCTTTAGAGGCAATCCTTTATCAGGTAACAATTGGAGTATTACAGCGGCTGGGGCAATATCTGCAGCAAGTACAATAACCGCTTCAGGTGGGTTTTTAGTACCTTACACACCAGGCACTAAAAAACCTATGATAAATTTAGCCGGAGCTACTAATTATGGGTTATGGCATACTGAAGCAAGTAATGATATATTTTCTTTTGATTTCGGTGGAGTTTCAAAACAACAATTTTTTCAAAGTGGTAATGCGACTTTTGCAGGGGACTTAACGGTATCAGGCGGAGATATAGTGCTTGGAGGCACTGGAAGAATACAAGGTGTAGATACAGTAAGTGCAACTACTGATGCTGCTAATAAGGCTTATGTAGATAACGCTATAGCAGGAGTTCCGCAAGGTGATATAACTGCAGTAATTGCTGGAAGTGGGCTTAATGGAGGTGGAACTTCTGGATCTGTAACATTAAATGCAGTTTCTTTACCTTCTTTTGACACAAGAAGTACTAATCCTGTTCCAAACACAACATCCAACGGAGTGCGTTATGACTTTAAGTCTAATTCAACAAACGGGCTAAGTGATGGCGGTACTTACAACGGTCAAATGACTTGGAGAAGTTATAGCAATACTACAGACTTATCTGGAGGAATGCCTATAAACATAGCTTATACTGCTAATGGTAACTTATGGACAAGAATAGGAGCAAGTGCAACTACGTGGGGTACTTGGTATAAGTTATGGAGTTCTGGCAACGACGGAGCAGGTTCTGGTTTAGATGCAGATTTACTAGATGGTCAACAGGGAAGTTATTATGCTTCCGCTGCTTCTATAGGAAATGGTCAAATTGACGGGCGAACTTCTGGTCTTGGTTTAAGCGGCTCTATGGATGCAACTGCAAATCAAAGTGGCAACACTACGTTTACAGTAACATCTAATGCAACAACTGCTGCAACTGCTAATACTATAGCTTATAGGACTTCATCAGCTGATATTAGAGCAAGATTATTTAGGTCTAATTACGCAAATCAAAGCACTATAAGTGGGGGAATGGCTTTTAGGGTTAATAACGGAGCAGATGACTTTATTAGATTTTGTAGTGACAAAGCTGCTATTAGAACTTTCTTAGGAGTACCTGCTTCAGGAGATTTAAACAGCTACCTACTAAATACCACAGATACTTTTTCAGGGGCATTAACTATAGCAGGAGATATAAGAGGTAATGGACAGCAACTTGTATTGAATGCAGGAGAATCTTATTCTTACGCTACAGGACAAACAAATGAATATCTTTATATAAATGCAGAACAAGGGTTAGAAGTTAACTCTTCACCTGATAACTGGAGTAGCGGCTGGGCTGGTAGAAATACTACGTATATAGGCAAAGCTGATGGAACATCTAGTTTTCCTGGTAAGATATCTGTTCAAGGTAGTAATGTTATAGAAATAGATCAAGGTACATCATCTTTTAACCACGTAAAAGTACTATCTACGTTTGGCTCAAAGCTATTTTCAGCTACTAATTACGGGTATGTTTTAGAGGGATCATCTACCTCTGCAAATCCTGTAACATTTAGATTTGACAACGATAGATATAGAATATACAGCGGTACTTCTGGAGAGGCTTTAACAGTTTTAGCAAACGGTAACGTTGGTATCGGTACGACTAATCCTGCGGTTAAGCTGCACGTGGGTACAGCTACTTTAGGACCTGCTCCAGATACAAATGCAGATGTAGTTTCTTCGGGAGGTATTAGTATGTTTAGCAATAAAAGATTATCTTTTGATACAGCTTATTATGTTCACGGAAATATTAAGTATAATGGCTCTACTGGCACTGCAGAGGCAAAGCTAGAGTATCAAGGTTATTATGGCCACAATTTTATTACGAGGTCTTCCTCTAAAATGGTAATTAAAGGTGATACAGGCAACGTTGGTATCGGAACGACTACTCCTGGCGATAAATTACACGTTAATGGCACTGTAAGATCTCAAGCTCCGGTAAGTAGTGATTGGGGTTTTGTAAGTTTTAACAGCTCGGGAACTTCATCATCAGGAGTGTGGTTTAATGGAGGAAGCGCTCAGCTGTTGCTTAGGAGGTCAGATAATAGCCTTCAAACAAAAATAGTTTCTAGTGGTAACAGCTACATTAATGGAGGCAGCTTAGGTATAGGAACTACAAGTCCTAACTTGAAACTTGATGTAATATCGGGAACTAATAATGGTATTAGAATATCAGCAACAGATACTACTAGTAACTGGAGAGATATTGACATAAGATCATACGTATCGCAAGCGCAAGCAAATGCTTTGCCGGACGGTTCAGCTATATACACTACAAACCCTACAGCTCAAACTGAGACAGCGTTTTCTAAATACGGTGGTTTAGTTCTTCAAGGTAGAGATGATGGAAACTCTAGTTTTGCTATTAGATTAGGTAACGGTAATGGTTACGCCACTAGAATGTTTATGGGCGCAACTGGTGCAACAACTTTTAGTAATACCGTTACTGCAACTAACTTTATATTATCATCCGACGAAAGACTAAAAGAAAATGTTGAAAAAGTATGTGATAATAGAGTTAAAGCAGATTGGAAAACTTTTGAATTAAAAACAGAAAAAGGACAGAAAAGATATGGTGTTATAGCTCAAGAGTTAGAAAAAACCAACCCTGAGTTTGTAAGAGAAGACAGTGAAGGATTTAAGTCTGTTGCTTATATAGATTTACTTATAGCAAAAATTGCTGAATTAGAAACAAGAATACAAAAACTAGAGAAATAATGGCAGTACCAAATACAAATACTTTTTCACTACAAGACGTAAGAGCTAATATAGTTGAAGGTCCTAATAATTTAGTTTCTTGTTTTAACGGCGCTGCTAGCAAAGGCTTTGTAGCGGCGTACGCTGGGTCCAAGGATAGGTTATCCAATTTTAGAGGATATTCACAACCATAATGATTTATATAAAGACGATATATTATTATTAAACAGTAAATATTTTTACAGTTTTGAAGAATACGAACAAACAATAGTTCTACACGAACCTGAAGATATAAGACTATACTTTCATTCGGATGAAAATAACACAAAAGAAGAATATTAATAAATAAATAAACAAATAACGATTATGACAACTTACGATTGGAATTGCAAAACAGTAGATTGCTACCCAGAACAAAACAACGAAGCGGATGTAGTGTACAATGTGCACTGGATTGTAACAGGTACTTCAGATCAATTAAATCCAGAAGGAATTGCTTACTCAGCTACAAACATAGGAACACAATCCCTAGACACAAGCCAGATAACAGAGTTCATCCCATTTGATCAATTAACAAATGATGAAGTAGTTGCTTGGACTAAAGGAGCAATGGGTGACGAGCAAGTTGCTAGTATTGAATCAAGCATACAAAATCAAATAGATAGTTTGATTACACCTACAAGTGTTACGTTGACTATTGGAGTACCTGCGCCACCGGTAGAAGAATAAATAGGTAAAAATTGAACAAAACGAGTAATAATACTCGTATACCTGAAAAAGGTAAATTAAATTAAATCAAATTAAATTAAATATGAACGGAATTGTCAAAAACTTGAACTTTGGTGATGATGCTAGAGATCAAGTGTTTAAAGGAATAGAGAAGTTAGCAAATGCTGTCAGCTCTACATTAGGGGCTGGCGGTAAATGCGTGATGCTTGAGGATAGTACGGGTAAACCCGTTATAACAAAAGACGGTGTAACTGTAGCTGATTCTATAATATTGTTTGATCCAGTGGAAAACATGGGGTCTACATTATTAAAAGAAGCTGCTAGAAAAACAGTACAAGAAGCAGGTGACGGTACAACTACTGCAACTGTATTAGCACACGCTATATTAAAAGAAGCTTATGCTGTTTCAGAAAAGAAAAATGCTAGAGAAATAAAAGATGGTATTAATTCTGCAGTTGAAAAAGTAATTAAGTATTTAGAAAAGCTAGCGGTTGACGTAAAAGGTGACATGCTAGACAATATAGCTTCTATATCCGTTAATAATGACAATGAATTAGGTTCTATTATAGCTGATGCGTTTAGATCTGTAGATAATACAGGTATTGTAATGATGGAAACTGCCGGTGACGGTAAAACTGTTTCTGAATTAATTGAAGGTGTACCTTATGACAAAGGTTTAACAAACTCTCATTTCATTACAAATGAACAAACAAAAACAGCTGAATTAGAAAATCCATTAGTATTAATCATGGAATCACCAGTTAATACTATAAGAGATATACAAAAAGTGCTGGAGTACGTAATAAAAAACAATAAACCTTTGCTTATTATAGGCGATTTAGAACAAGGTGTTTTATCAACTCTGGCTACCAATAAAAAGAAAGGTAATCTAAAAGTAAATGTAATCAATGCTCCTACTTATGGTATTAGCAAACGAGAAGTACTTGAAGATCTTTCTTTACTAACTGGAGCTACAATAGTTAACGAAGATTTAGGCGATGACCTTGATTCAATTGACGTAGATTATTTAGGATCTTGTTTAAAAAGCGTTACCTCACACGAGGACACTGTTATAACGGTCTCTGAGGCGTCCGAAAAGATAAAGGATGTAATACGTAGCATAAAAGAAAAGCTTACGAATAACACGCTGAAAAGCTGGGAAGTTATAAAGCTTGAAAAAAGATTATCAATGCTAACTGCTAAAATCGCAGTGGTTAAAGTTGGTGCAAACTCTGAAGTAGAGTTAAAAGAAAAAACTGATAGAGTTGAAGATGCTATTTGTGCAACAAAAGCCGCTGTTAAAGAAGGTATTGTACCAGGTGGAGGCGTTGCGTTGTTAAATGCTTCAACATATATTAAAAGTAAGGGATTAGGAGAAGAAGTCTTATTAAAAGCTATTAAAGCGCCTTACTTTACAATATTAGAAAATGCAGGTATCACAGCATCGCAGCCGCAAGACAAAGGTGTTGGCTTGAATGCAATAACAGGAGAACCTGTAGATATGGTTAAACACGGTATAATTGATCCGTTAATGGTAACCAAAAGTGCATTAAGAAATGCTGCATCTGTAGCTACTACTATATTATCAACTGATTGTGTAATTAATAATTTAAGAGCAAATGAAGGCGATAGGTAGAAACTTAATAATAAAAAAACAAAAAGAAGGAGTGGCCGCTACTAAAGGCGGTTTACTTCTTGCCGAGAAACAAAGGGAAGATATAAGATACATTAAAGCATCTGTAATATCTCCTGGAGAAGAAGCAACCAAAGCAGGTCTAACCGAGGGTGATTTAATTTACTACGATAGACACGCTGGTCACACAATAGAAATAGAAGGTGATCCGTATCAAGTTATAAAAATGCAAGATATAGTTGTAGTTTTATGAGAATAGATGCTAGTGACGTTAAAAAATTAGGGTTGTTAAAGCACTACAGAATCATACGTAAATGGGCATGTAGAAATAATGACTTAAATGATGCTGATCTAGAGCTATTAATTTATTTAGATTGTTTAGATATGTTTACTAAGCAAGATTTTAAAACAGGTACGTTTTCATACAGTTGGGACAATAGAAGGTGGAATAAGTTGTTGAAAGAAGACTGGATCTCTGTTTGGCGAAAAAGAAATAGGACTACTCAAAAGTATCATATATATAAAGTATCATTTAAAGGCAAGCAACTTATAAATAGAGTTTATAGGATTATGCTAGGTCAAGATGATATACCTACGAGTAGCAGAAATAAAATAATGAAAGGAAGCACTTATACCGATAAAGTATTAAGTGTATCTATAAAAAACGTCAACAATGATAAAACAAGATGAAAAATTATTGGGCCAACCAATTTTCCAAAACCCTGAGCAACCAGTTTTGCAAAATCCGGGAGTACCTGTACCTTCAAATGAAATGGGTAATGCTAAACCTGTATTTAATCCAAGTCAAGCTTCAAATGCTCAATATGTATTTGGAACACCTGAAGAAAGAGCTAAAAGCATGCCTCAAAGAGAAATAACACCTTTATATTTTGAAGATCAAAATGGAGATGGCGAAATTACTAGAGCTGATGTTATAAAAGCTAGAGTTGAAGGATATAAAAAATAAACTTAAAAATAAAGACATGGATAACATTAAAAACAAAGCATCAGGGCAGAACGCTATATGGGATGGACCATTAAACTTAGATGCATTACCAAAAGGTAAAGGTTCTAGTTCAGGTAAATACGGAATGGAAATTTCTAAAGCACACTGCGGGTGTAGCTCTATAAAAGGACCTATTACACAACGAGCTAAATAACAAAATTATGCTGGCTCAGGACATAAAATTATACGCAATAAATCTCGCTACAATGGCGGTAACTATGACTAATATAGAAGTATATTTAAAAATATTATTACTACTGGTAACTATAGGTTATACGTTATCTAAGTGGGTAAAACTAAAAGAATAAGATATGGCATTTACACAATTATCAAGTCCTTTCTTAAAGAAGAGCAAACCACCGGCGCCTTCTAAAAAGAAATCGAAAGGATATTACAACAAAGCAAACAAGACCGGCACGGGAGCAGCAGCAGGTGGCGGTATGTCTGAAAAGGGGGTTAAGAAATATAAAAGAGATAACCCTGGTAGTAAATTGCAAACAGCCGTAACGACTCCTCCTTCTAAATTAAAGAAAGGAAGTAAAGCTGCTAAAAGAAGAAAATCATTCTGTGCTAGATCAAAAGGTTGGACTTCTGAAAGAGGTAGAGCTGCTAGAAGAAGGTGGAATTGTTAATAATAAATAAATATAAAAATGAAAAATTACAACAAGCAAGAAAAGAAAAACTTAATTAAAGACAATCCTGTAGTAGACAAAGCTTCTGCTATCAAAAACCTTAACAAAGGATATGGATCTGAATTAGGTAAATCTCCATTAGCTATGAAAGGTTCTTGGATGTCTAAGCACTGCAAAAAGTAAGTTAATGTCTTTTAAATTACAAAATCCTCCATACGCTATAGATAATACACCTATTTATAGCGTAGATATGGAAGACGGCGTTTTAGGAAAAGCAAACAATAATGGTACTATTGTTATAAACAATAACTTATCTCCCGCTAAATTAAATAGTGTCATAAACCATGAAAAGGTACATATAGACCAAATGAAGCGCGGTGATTTAGATTATGATGACAACAATGTGTACTGGAAAGGTAAAAAATATTCAAGAGCTCAAATGAGTGAAGGAGCTAAAAATTTACCTTGGGAAAAAGAAGCATATAAAAAAGCAAAGTAAATGAAAAAAATATTAGAATTTTTCAGTACTAAAGTTTTTAAACAAGTTGGTGACGTGGTTGATGATCTATTCACTAACGAAGAAGAAAGGCTTGCTGCTAGAAATAAAATATTTAAAGTACTACAAGATGCTCAATTAGAGTTGCAAAGAATGCAAACTGAAATAATTGTATCAGAAGCTAAAGGTAATTGGTTACAGAGAAGCTGGAGACCAATACTTATGCTTTCTTTTGGCTTTATAATTATATATACAAAATTCATATCACAACTATCCTCGCATTTAATAACACCTGCTTTAGAACCAGAATTCTGGAACTTGCTAGAAATAGGTATTGGAGGTTATGTAATAGGTAGAAGTGGTGAGAAGATAGTAGATAAGCTAGGGCCTTTATTTAAAAAGTAAAAAGATTTAAAACAAGTAATAATAGTAATAACAGTAACCAATTAAATTAAATAAAATGGGAAAATTAACAGATGAACAATTAAAGTCTATTAAAGACGCAACAGGAAAAATGAACTCTATACTTACGGAAGTAGGATTTTTAGAGGCAAGAAAAGCAGAATACCTATCAGCACATTTTGAAGCTGTAAAAGAATTAGATGGTATCAAAGCTGAAATCAGAGAAGAGTACGGAGACATTACCGTAAACTTAGCTGATGGAACTTATGAAGAAGCTAAACAAGAAGAGGAAACAAAAACTCTTGAGGTAGCTGAGTAATGAGTTCTGTTGTAAGAAAAATAAGTATAGGTTCTGACTATAAGAATGACGCTATGCACTACTCAGTAGGGCAAAACGTTTACGGAGGACATACTATAGATTGCATATTACATGACACACAATCTAATTCTTACAGTATTTACATAAAGAAAGGAAACGAGGTTATGCCATGGAAGAAGTTTAACTCTAACATGGCAATATCCGTTGAGTATGATTTAGAATATTAAATGAGAAGTCTATACGATTTTATCGTTAAACCAATTGGCGATAGATACGACAATAAAATAAAGCTAGGCGACGTTACATTAATACTAAACACTAAAATTGAAGACTTTAAGTCTGTAAACAATTTAGCTATAGTGGTTGAAACACCAAAAGCTTTTAAAACAAGTATAAAGAAAGGAGACATCATAATAATACATCATAATGTATTTAGAGTTTTTTATGATATCCGAGGCAATAAGAAAAGAAGTAGATCTCATTTTAAAGATGATTTACACTTTTGTTCAGCAGATCAGATATATTTGTATAAAAATACAGAGGATTGGAAATCATTTGGAGACAGGTGTTTTGTAATGCCTTTAAAAAACAAAGACACTTTAAGATCACAAAAAGAGCAAGAGCTTATTGGTATATTAAAAATAGGTAATAGTTCTTTAAAAGCGCTTAATATTAACCCAGGAGACACAGTAGGCTTTACGCCTGGAAGCGAATGGGACTTTATAATAGATGATCAGAGAGTTTATTGTATGAAATCTAATGATATTGTTATAAAGTATGAACACAAAAGAAACCAAGAAGAATATAATCCTAGCTGGGCAAAAAGCAGTTAAGGAGTTAATTAAAGTGGCAGAAGAAAAGATCGTTGACTCAGAAGATGATATATCAGCTGACAGACTTAAAAACGCTGCTGCAACTAAAAAATTAGCCATATTCGATGCTTTTGAAATACTTACTAGAATAGAACAAGAGGATGCAATGTTAAACGAAAAACCTAAAGAAGCTAAAGAAGAAAAAGCTTTTAGGGGTTTTGCTGAAGGAAGATCTAGATAATGTACGAGCAAACTTTAGTTACAGTATTAAAAGACTATATTAAACCTAAGGTAGTAAAAAGGTTAAATAGGTATAAGAAATGGGAGTACGGTTACAATGAAGATCACGATATAGTGGTGATTAGTAAGACCGGACAAATAGGAGAGGTTTACGAAATACAAGGGGTAAAAATAGCATTACCAAAAGAAAGTAATGTTATTAAGTTCGAAGGTAATAAATGGAGTTACACTGAATACCCTAAAGAGCTTTCTAAAATAAAATCGGTGTTTGATTGGGATGAATATCCTACTGAATTTAAAGAGAAATGGTATGATTATATTGACACAGAGTTTAAAAGGCGTGAAGAAGGTTTTTGGTTTTTTAACAAAGATAAGCCTTCTTATATTACTGGTACTCACTACATGTACCTGCAGTGGTCCAAGATTGATGTTGGGCAAGCAGATTTTAGAGAATCAAACAGATTATTCTTCATCTTCTGGGAAGCTTGTAAAGCAGATGTACGGTGTTACGGAATGTGTTATCTTAAAAACCGACGGTCAGGTTTCTCTTTCATGGCATCAGGCGAGGCGGTTAATCAGGCAACAATATCCACAGATTCAAGATTTGGCATTTTATCAAAGTCAGGGCCAGACGCCAAAAAGATGTTTACTGATAAGGTCGTACCCATTTCAGTTAACTACCCTTTCTTCTTCAAGCCCATCCAGGACGGTATGGACAGACCGAAGACGGAACTCGCGTATAGGGTACCAGCGTCAAAGTTCACCCGTAAGAAGCTCGACACCAATGAAAAGTTACAGGAAATTACCGGGCTCGATACAACAATCGACTGGAAGAACACCGGGGACAACTCGTACGATGGTGAAAAACTAAAACTATTAATCCACGATGAAAGTGGTAAATGGGAAAAGCCTACAAACATACTTAATAACTGGAGGGTTACTAAAACTTGTTTAAGATTAGGTTCTAGAATTATAGGTAAGTGTATGATGGGTAGTACGTCAAATGCTTTAGATAAGGGTGGTGAGAATTTTAAAAAACTATACTATGACTCAGATGCAACAAGCAGAAACGCCAATGGACAGACTCGTTCAGGATTATATAGTTTGTTCATACCTATGGAATGGAACTACGAAGGATACATTGATTCTTTTGGATTTCCTGTATTTGAAACGCCAAAAAAACCAGTTGAAGGTCCTGATGGATCGTTAATAAAACAAGGTGTAATTGATTATTGGAATAATGAAGTAGAAGGACTAAAGAATGATCAAGACGGATTGAACGAATACTATCGTCAATTTCCAAGAACAGAGCAACACGCTTTTAGAGATGAAGCAAAACAATCTTTGTTTAATTTAACGAAGATATATGAACAAATAGATTACAATGAAGACCTTAGAAACACATCGATAATAACTAAAGGTAGCTTCATGTGGGAAAACGGCATCAAAGACTCTAAAGTTATATTTGTGCCTAACAAGAACGGTAGGTTTAATATAAGCTGGGTGCCTCCGGTGCAAATGCAAAACAGAGTTATACTAAAAGGTAACACCAAATACCCAGGTAATGAACACTGCGGCGCTTTTGGTTGTGACAGTTATGATATATCAGGCACAGTTGATAAAAGAGGTTCTAACGGAGCTTTACACGGTTTAACTAAGTTTAGTATGGAAGATGTTCCACCTAACAGATTCTTTTTAGAATATATAGCTAGACCACAAACTGCTGAGATATTTTTTGAAGATGTATTAATGGCTTGTGTATTTTACGGTATGCCATTACTTGCTGAAAATAACAAACCTAGATTACTGTACCATTTCAAAAGAAGAGGTTATAGAGGTTTTTCAATGAATAGACCTGATAAAAGATTAAACAAATTATCCGTAACTGAAAGAGAAATAGGTGGTATACCAAACTCTAGTGAGGATATAAAGCAAGCACACGCTGCAGCCATAGAATCATATATAGAAACTTGCGTTGGTCAAACAGAAGCTGGATACGGAGATATGTACTTTCAAAGAACATTAGAGGATTGGGGTAAATTCAATATAAATAATAGAACAAAACACGATGCTTCTATTAGTTCCGGTTTAGCAATAATGGCTTGTAATAAAAACTTATATTCACCAGTTAGCCCTGTGCAAAAAAAGGTTTACGATTTAGGAATTAAAAGATATGATAATAGAGGTTCTATGTCTAAAATATTAAGATAAATGAAAATACAAACAAATACCGATAGTTCTTTCCCTAACCAGGTTGTTAGCGACGAAGTAAAAGCTAGTTACGATTATGGCTTACAAGTCTCTAGAGCTATTGAACAAGAATGGTTCAATCAAGGAAGAGGTAATGGTAATAGATACTTAAACAATTGGAATAGCTTTCACTCGCTACGTTTATACGCTAGAGGTGAGCAATCAATACAAAAGTATAAAGATGAATTGTCTATTAATGGCGATTTATCTTATCTTAATTTAGATTGGAAACCAATACCAGTTATATCAAAATTTGTTGATATTGTTGTAAACGGAATGTCAAACAAGTCATACGATATAAACGCTTTTGCTCAAGATCCTTTTTCTGTAAAAAGCAGAACAGATTACGCAGCGGCCGTTGAAAAAGATATGAATACTAAAAAAGCTTTGTTAAACATAAAACAAAACTTAGGTATGGACTTCTCAACAACAGGAGACTTAGAAAGTTTACCTGAGAACAGAGAAGAGTTAGATATACATTTACAAATGACACCTAAGCAAAATGTAGAAATTGCAGAAGAGGAGGTTATAAATAATGTATTAGCTTTTAATAAGTATGAGCAAACAAAAAAACGTTTGGCTCATGATTTAACTACTATAGGTATTGGAGCTGTTAAAACATCGTTTAACAAAGCAGAAGGTATCGTTACTGACTATGTTGACCCTGCTAATATGATTTATTCATATACAGAGGATCCAAACTTTGAGGATATATATTATGTAGGTGAAGTTAAATCAATTTCTTTAGCAGAGCTTAAAAAGCAGTTTCCAAATTTATCACCAGCTGAATTAGAAAAAATACAGGATATGCCTGGTAATTCACAGTATGTAACTAACTGGGGTAATTATGATGAAAATACAATACAAGTATTATACTTTGAGTACAAAACATATTCAGACCAAGTATTTAAAATAAAGAAAACAGATCAAGGATTAGAAAAAACATTAGAAAAGCCTGACACGTTTAACCCCCCGGCTAACGATAACTTTGAAAGAATATCTAGAACAATAGAAGTTTTATATACTGGAGCAAAAGTGTTAGGTACAAATATAATGCTAGAATGGAAGTTGGCTGAAAATATGACTAGACCAACAGCTGATACTACAAAAGTAATGATGAATTACTGTATATCAGCACCTAGAATGTATAAAGGACGTATAGAGTCTATAGTTAGTAAAATTACTAGCTTTGCTGATATGATTCAAATAACACATCTTAAATTACAACAAGTAATGTCTAGAATAGTACCAGATGGTGTATTCTTAGATATGGATGGTTTAGCTGAAGTAGATTTAGGTAACGGGACAACATACAATCCAGCCGAAGCATTAAACATGTACTTTCAAACAGGTTCTGTTGTAGGTAGATCATTGACTCAAGACGGTGAATTAAATAGAGGTAAAGTACCTGTGCAAGAATTATCGTCTTCAAGCGGTCAAGCAAAAATACAAAGTTTAATAGGTACATATCAGTATTATTTACAAATGATAAGAGATGTAACCGGATTAAATGAAGCAAGAGATGGTAGTGCTCCTAATAAAGATTCTTTAGTAGGTTTACAAAAAATGGCAGCCAACGCTTCCAATATTGCGACTAAACACGTGTTAGACTCTTTATTGTATCTAACTGTTAGAACATGTGAAAACATAAGTCTGAAGGTAGCTGATGTGATTGAAAACCCTTTAACAGAAAATGCTTTAACAAATGCTATAAGTACATTTAATACTAAAACTCTTGAGGAATTAATGAGTTTGCAGTTGCATGATTTTGGTATTTATTTAGAGCTTGAACCAGAAGATGAAGAAAAAGCTTTGTTAGAACAAAATATACAAGTAGCTTTACAAACGCAAGCAATTGCTTTATCCGATGCGATTGATATTAGACAAATAAAAAACATAAAACTAGCTAACCAATTCTTAAAGCTTAGGCAAAAACAAAAAATAAAAAGAGAGCAAGAACAACAGCAAGCTAATATTCAAGCACAAGCGCAAGCAAATGCTGAAGCGTCTGAAAAAGCAGCAATGGCTGAAGTGCAGAAACAACAAGCACTCACCCAGGAAAAAGTTAGCATAGAGCAAGCCAAGTCGCAGTTTGAAATACAAAGAATGCAAACTGAAGCTCAAATAAAAAGAGAGTTGATGGCTGAAGAATTTAACTTCAATATGCAGCTAGCTCAAGTAAGAGCCAACGCAGAAGGAGCTAAAGAGAAAGAAATTGAAGATAGAAAAGATAAAAGAATAAAAATGCAAGGGTCCCAACAGTCTGAGTTGATACAACAAAGACAAACAGAGGGATTACCTAAAAACTTTGAATCATCAGGTAATGATGTGTTAGGTGGATTTGGAATAGAAGAGTTCGGCCCTAGCTAATAAACAATTATTTAATTATATTATATTATGTCAGAAGTAAAACAAGAAGGGGATTTTAAAATTAAATCCAAGAAAACAAGCCCTAAGAAATTAGGCAATCAATCTAATGAACCTATAAAGGTTAATATAGATGAAGCGAAGGAAGTAGCAGCAGAAGAACCTGCTAAAGTAGTAATACCAGAAGTTAAAGAAGATGTTATTGAAGAGCCCGTTGTAGTTGTTAACGACACGTCGGAAACAGAACAAGAGGATGGTATTATAGAGATTGTAGACGAAAGCGACGATACTTCTCCAAATGATCAATTACAATCAGCCGCTGAAGAGTATAAACAGGTAGCTGAACAAAGAGTATTACCGGAAAACATAGAAAAACTTGTTACATTCATGGAAGAAACAGGCGGATCAGTAGAAGACTATGTTAGACTAAACGCAGACTACTCAAATGTTGATGATAAAACATTATTAAGAGAATATTATAAACAAACAAAACCTTATCTAGAATCAGATGACGTTAGCCTACTATTAGAGGACTACGATTACGATGAAGACATAGACGAGGAAAAAGATATACGCAAAAAGAAACTTGCGTTTAAAGAAGAAGTTGCAAAAGCAAAAGGCTTTTTGGAAAACACCAAGAGTAAATATTACGACGAAATCAAGTTGAGACCCGGCGTTACTCAGGAACAACAAAAAGCAATGGAGTTTTTCAACCGATATCAAGAAGATCAGAAAGTAGCTGAGCAGCAGCACTCGGACTTTAAATCAAAAACAAATAATTACTTTACTAATGAATTCAAAGGTTTTGACTTTAATGTAGGTAAAAAGAAGTTTAGATATGGTTTACAAGACCCGGGTAAAGTTGCAGAGAGCCAATCAAGCATTAACAATTTCGTAGGAAAGTTTCTTGACGAAAAAGGTAATGTAAAAGATACAGAAGGTTATCACAAGGCTATTTATATCGCTTCAAATGCTGACAAGATTATTAATCATTTTTATGAACAAGGAAGAACAGACGCTACTAAAGAAATAGTTAACAAGTCTAAAAATCCTAGCACAGAACCAAGGCAAACCGCCTCGGGTGAGTTTGTAAATGGAATAAAAGTTAAGTCAATAAGCGGTTATGATTCTTCTAAACTTAGAATTAAAACAAAAAAATTTAACTAAAAAAAATTAAAATTATGGCAAATGTAAGCCCAGCGTTCGGAAGTTTAGTCCCAACGCCAAAAAAACAAGCCTTAGAAGGCAATTATTTAAACTTTACTGATGGAACGAGTGACTTCGCACAACAGTACTTACCGGAAATTTATGAAGCTGAAGTAGAGCGCTATGGAAATAGAACTTTAGGAGGTTTCTTAAGAATGGTAGGAGCTGAAATGCCAATGACTTCTGACCAAGTAGTATGGTCTGAGCAAAATAGATTACACATCTCTTACGAAAATGTTATAGCAACTGTAGCTGGAGCAGTAGGAGCAAAAGTATCTACTTTAACTATTCCTGTAGCAGCTGGTATTGAGAACGTTGTATCTCCTGGTTCTACAATTGTAGTGATGAACCCTGCAAATGGAGCAGAATTAAACTGTTACGTTGTTGCATCTGGTGCAACTCCTGGTAGTGCTTTAGCTGCTGGTGCATTAACTGTAGCACCTTACTCTCAAGAAGCTTTAGACGGAACCGGTGGTGGTGCTGCTGAAGTTGACTTAGTAACTGGTGGACCAAACTTAAAAATCTTTGTTTACGGATCTGAATATGGAAAAGGAACTGGAGATTCTAATAGAATTTCTGTAACCCCTTCTTTCACTCAGTATTCTAACTCTCCTATTATCATTAAAGACAAGTATGCAATCAACGGATCTGACACTGCTCAGATTGGATGGGTTGAAGTAGCTACTGAGTCTGGTCAAGGAGGTTTCTTATGGTACTTAAAAGCTGAGTCTGAAACTAGACTACGTTTTGAAGACTACTTAGAAATGTCTATGGTAGAAGGCGAATTGAAATCTGGAAGCTCAACTACAACTGCTAGAGGTACTGAAGGTCTTTTCGCTGCTGTTAAAAGCCGTGGAAATGTATTAGTAGACTTTACTGCAGCAACTGGTTTAGCTCAGTTTGATTCAATACTTAAAAACTTGGATACTCAGGGAGCTATCGAAGAAAACATGTTATTCTTAAATAGAGAAACTTCTTTAGATTTTGATGATATGTTAGGTGGTATTGGAGCTAATGGTCCTTTAGGATCACCAACTGCTGCTGTGTATGCAGGGGGTAGTTCTTTTGGTGTATTTGAAAACTCTGAAGAAATGGCATTAAACTTAGGTTTCTCTGGATTCAGAAGAGGTTCTTATGACTTCTACAAAACTGACTGGAAATACTTAAACGATGCTTCTACTCGTGGAGGTGTTGCTGATGCTGGTATCGAAGGTGTATTAGTACCTGCCGGAACTTCTACAGTTTATGACCAAATATTAGGAACTAACATCAGAAGACCTTTCTTACACGTAAGATATAGAGCTTCTCAAGCTGATGATAGAAGAATGAAAAACTGGATCACTGGATCTGTAGGTGGCGCTGCTACTTCTGATTTAGATGCTATGGAGGTTCACTTCTTATCTGAAAGATGTTTAGTAACTCAAGGAGCTAATAACTTTGTGTTATTCACAGACTAGTACTGATTAAATTAATGTAGTAGTTACCCTTGTTGAACTGACAGGGGTAATTATTACTCTTATTAAAAATTTTATTATATTATATTATGGCAGCAAATGCAAAAAAGCCTACAGCTAAAAAGCCTGTAGCAAATAAAGAAATAGTACAAGAGCAAGAAGTAATGACTGCTCCAAAAAAACAAGAACCAGCAAAACCAAGTTGGGAAATAAAAGATAGAATGTATATAGTTATAGGTCAAGCACCTTTAACTTTAACAATTTCATCAAAACACACATCAAGACATCCTTTATTATACTTTGATAAGAAAAAAGGAATACAAAGAGAAATTAGATACGCGACCAATCAAAATTCTCCTTTTATAGACGAGCAAAGTGGGCAAGCTACATTGGGACATATAATGTTTAAAGACGGTGTACTTTACGTTAAAAAAGAACAACAAAATCTACAAAAATTATTATCTCTATATCACCCATTGTTGGGCAACAAATACTATGAACACAATCCTGTTGCTATAGCTGAAGATGAATTAGAGGATTTAGAAGTTCAAATTGACGCAATGATGGCTGCAAGAACCATGGATATTGATGATGCTGAAGCAATACTTCGCGTTGAATTAGGTTCTAAGGTTTCAACTATGACAACTAAAGAATTAAAAAGAGATCTTTTATTGTTTGCAAAGAAAAGCCCAGATTTATTCATGGAGCTAGCAAACGACGATAATGTTCAATTAAGAAACATAGCTATAAAAGCTTCTGAAATGGGTATTATAAAATTATCTCAAGATCAAAGAACATTTACTTGGGGATCAAATGGTAGGAAATTAATGACTGTACCTTTTGATGAAAATCCTTACTCTGCAATGGCAGCTTACTTTAAAACCGACGAAGGTGTAGAAGTTTATAGGTCAGTAGAGAAAAACTTAGAATAACATGTAATACTAATATTAGCTAGTCACTTAACGTGGCTGGCTGGTATTATAATAAAAAAATAAATAATGGCTATAAATGTAGATTTAGTTTATAAAACTGTCTTATTAATACTTAACCAACAACAGAGAGGTTATATAACCCCAGATGAGTTTAATAAAGTAGGTAATCAAGTTCAGCAAGGTATATTTGAAAAATATATGAGTGACCTGAATCAACAGTTACGTATACCGGAGAATGATAATGAGTATGCTAACAGAGTTAAAAACCTAGAAGAAAAACTAGATATATTTAAAACAATAGCCACACCTACATTTTCAACAGATCACTTCACAACCGCTTCATTGCCAAACTTTTATAGGCTAGGTACTGTAATTTATAACGATACTATTGAAGCTCAAATGGTGGAAAGAAACGAATGGTACAAAATAAAAAGAGCACCATTACTTGCGCCAACTAAAAAACAACCTGTATTTTTATACGAAGACACTAAAATAAGTGTATATCCAACAAGTATAACATCTGATATTCAAGTATCCTACTTGAAACAACCTGCAATGATAAATTGGGGATATTCAGTTGGTAGCTTAGGACAGTATATTTATGACCCTAGTTCTTCAGTAAACTTCGAACTACATCCATCTGAGCAAGTTGATGTTGTTACAGGTATATTATTATACTCAGGAGTTATAATACAAGACCCTACTATAATACAAGTAGCGGCACAAAAAATACAACAAGAAGACATAAACGAAAAATCTTAATAATACATGGGCTTAATTACAGAAAATAATCAGCAATATTACGCGGGTACACAAAAGTTCTTATCTGCAGCTGGTGCTGGGCAAGCCTTCACAACTACATTTGATACTGAACTAGTATTTGGTAGTTATGATCCTCTTCAGCAAAACTACGCTTTAAATAATTTTAAGTTATACACCGCAAACGCTGGTGTTTTAACATATACAGAATACACTTCAGCTTACACTGTTTCAGGTAATACAATAACATTTACAGGTAATTTAGCAGCTAATACAAGTATTGTTGTTCAATTAAAAATATTAAGTGGTGGTGAATATGGAAACAGAGATGCTTACGGTAATACTGTTGAAGAAAATTACGGTAGTTACAGTTACATCTCTTTAGAAGATGTAATAAACAACTTTCAAATAGCTTATGTTGGAACTGGTAAATTAATACCTAGTTGCAAAAGAACAGATATAATATTTCACGCTAAACGTGGAATGCAGGAATTTAGCTATGATACATTAAAAAGTATCAAATCACAAGAATTAAATATACCGCCTGAATTAAGTGTCGTGATACCACAAGATTACGTAAACTACACAAAGGTGTCCTGGATAGATCAGTTAGGTGTAAAAAGACCTATATATCCTGCAAACAATTTAACTACAAACCCATTTGAAACACCTGTACAGGATTCTAAGGGTGTGCCAACACAAGACAACTTTGGTAACAACCTTGAGGGAACATCGATAACAGAGGAAAGATGGCGAACAGCAGACGATACTTTAATAAATCAAGATAATGTAGAAGATTTATATAACGAAGGATATGACAATTGGGGTTGGGATGAGCAGCTTTTAGGTCAAAATTACGGATTAGATCCTCAGTATGCTCAAGTAAACGGATGGTTTACTATAAACCACAGAGAAGGCAAGATGTCTTTCTCAAGTAATTTAGCTGGCGCACTTATAGTTTTAGAGTATATATCTGATGGATTAGCCTACGATATGGATACTCAAGTTCCTAAGCTGGCAGAAGAGGCTTTATATGCTCATATAAGCCACGCTATCGTAGCTTCTAGAATAAACCAACCTGAATATATAGTTAGAAGATTAAAGCAAGAGAGAAGCGCTAAATTAAGAAACGCTAAAATAAGACTATCAAACATAAAACTTGATGAAATAGTTCAAGTAATGAGAGGTAAATCTAAATGGATAAAACACTAGAATTAAATGGCTGAAATTAAAAATACATTTCTTAAAGGCAAGATGAATCAAGATCTTGATCCTCGTATAATGCCTAATGGTGAATATAGAAAAGCTCAAAACTTGTCTATAAGTAGATCCGAGGGGTCTACTGTAGGTGAATTTGAAAATATTTTAGGAAATGTAAAAATATCTGATTTATCTTTGTCTACAGGTAGTAATGATCCGAACATTGAAATAATAGGATATACAGTAGATGAAAGCAACAATATAGGTTATTTTATTGCAACAAACAATACTGATCATTATATATTCAGTGTAAATTTAAGCACTGGACTGCAGGCACCTACTATTTTAGTCCAAGGGTCTTTTTTAAATTTTAATAAAGATTATATCATTACCGGTATAAATTTAATTGAAGATTTTTTATTTTGGACAGACAATTATAACCAACCTAGAAAAATAAATGTTACTAAACCTTTAGGGCATTACACTAATGAGGATCAAATATCGGTAGCTAAGTACGCTCCATATAAGCCTATATTAGTAATGGATAGATTTCAAACTAGCTTAACAGCTGCAGCAAGTAATTCTTCTACAATAGTAGTCGCAGATTCTTCAGGTGTAAAAGTTGGAGACATAGTTACTGAAAAAGATAAATTAGCTACACAACAAATAACAGGTTTGATTGTTGTCATAGGCAAGCCAGCTGCTAATACATTAACGCTGTCAAGTAGTGTTACTATATCTAACGGAACTAAATTGGATTTTAGCAGAAGTTCGATGACTAACAAAAGCAGTAAGTACATGTCCAACCGCTCATCAGGAAATGCTACCATAACAGGAACATTCCCTAATAAGACTTATCAAATAAAAGGAGCCTCAACTGTAGACGCCGAATTTTTGTATAACGGTAATAATGGTATACCAAAAATAGGAGATTTAGTTACCTCTACTGTTTCAGGAATACCAGTAGACACTAGAGTTGCAAGTGTTTCAGTTGTTGACAATACAGGTGCTTTTCAGTCTATAACAATAACTTTAGATAAAGAAACTACATTGCCTGATGGCAGTTTTATTAGCATAAGCGATAATCCTGATTACGATATAAACTGGAGAGGTGATTCAGAATGGCTAGACGATAAATTTGTTAGATTTAGTTATAGATTTAAATTTGAAGATAACGAGTACTCATTAATGGCTCCATTTAGTCAACCTATGTTTATCCCTCGTAATTACAGTGAGTTTGGAGGTGGATTAGATTCTACCACAGATGATATGGATAATGCTTACAAATCAACGATAATATCTTGGTTTGAAAACAACATTGACAATATACTATTAAAAATACCAACTCCAGACGGTAATGCTAATTACACTCAATTAATTAACAACCTTCACTTAAGCGAAATAGATATTCTATATAAAGAATCTGATGCTTTAGCTGTTAAGGTTTTAGATACTCTAAACATTACCCCGTCTACAACAGTTTTACCTAGTATTGCTTATGATGATTTTATACATGGAGACATTTCTGAATATTATGTAGAATACAATTACACCTCAAATAAACCGTATAAAACTTTACCCCAAAACCAAACAACTAGAGTATCAGACAAGGTACCTGTTAAAGCTTTAAGTCAAGAAGTTATAGGTAATAGAATAGTGTATGGTAATTACCTAGACAAGCATTCCAGCCCAAATAAAATAGCTTTTAGCGCAACAGCGCAAAACAAGGATACAAGATACGATAACTACACACAGTTCCCTAAACATACTTTAAAGCAAAACAGAACATATCAAGTTGGTTTTGTTTTGTCAGATAGATATGGTAGACAATCTGATGTTATACTTTCTTCCTATGATGACGTATCATCTATACCTGGCTCAACAGTTTTTCATCCATATAATACCTTAGATAGACAAACAACGGATCCTGTTATTCAATGGTTAGGAGACGTTTTAAGTGTACAATTAAATGAAACTATAGGTGAATCAGGGTCAAGTCAAGATGGTCACCCTGGAGTGTATTCAACTTCAAACCCATTGGGATGGTATTCTTACAAGATTGTTGTAAAACAACAAGAGCAGGAATATTACAATGTTTACCTACCTGGATTTATTAATGGTTATCCTGTAACTCAACAGGTTGATACTAATAAATTGTTTTTTACAACTTTAATTAGTGACAATATTAATAAAATACCTAGAAATCTAAAAGAGGTTGGACCTAGCGATAACGAGTATAATAGTGACGAAATAATAACTATAAGAGTTAATAATCCTATTATAGATAATAAGCCACAAGCTTCTTACAGAAAAGATACCCCTTGGAATGCTCAATACTATCCAAATAGCATCTCACAAAATGTGTTAAGTATTGCTACAGTAAGAGACATGGAAATACAAGCTATTCCATTTAAACCAGCTGTTACGTCAGGAGAGTATGGAGAATCAGCTATATTACAAACATATAATTATTTTACTCCAGGAGATCCAACTAGTGGTATAGAAGATGTTAACGAAATACCAGAACCAACAGGTAAAATACCTTGGGGAACAACAGGGCCAGATCCATCTATATACGATGGGGAATCAAACCCGTTGGTTGTAAAGATATCATCTACTGAAAATGGAAATAATTCAATAGGAGCTAGAGTCTTTACTACATCTGTTTATGACAGTTCGAATAATAACCAGCTTTCTATGATCCCGTTTTTATCAATTGCAGAGACAAAACCAGCTTATTCTATATTAGATATATTTTGGGAAACTTCGTTATCGGGTAATTTAATAACATTAAATTCACTTATAGATTCTCAATACGGAGGCTTAGTTAGCGCTAATTTTACCGCAGCCACTTTTCCTGAAAGTATCAATAGCGAACAGGCAATTGGAAATAATTTTGATTTTATAACAGGAAGCGGTAGTGTAGCAGCTAGTAGTAATATTACTATAAATAATATAAACATAACAGCTCCTAATCAAACAGTACCTAATGATACTTTTTCTGTATCTTTAAATTCTAACACTAATAGATTTGAAATAAAATCAAATTCTAATTCTAGATTTGTATATACTTCAAACAGCGCTGTTAACGACGTATATACTATAACAGTTAATGTAACATATAATGATGGTTCTGGAACCTATACTGACGATATAACTTTAAATAATATATCTTTAACAAACGTAGCCCCTAGAAATATAAATTGTTCTAATCCTACTGGATTAAATAATACCTCTACCGTAATAAAAAACTTCACTGTAGATGATAACGGGAGCGCTGATACCTCAGGAACACCAGCCGTTAATACTTTAAATTTATTATGGAGTAAAGTGGGTAATGGAACTAAAACAGTTAATGGAGTTACCACGGATCTAGACGCTGGGTTTTTTGAGTTTTCAAATACTGTGCCAGGCAGATTACAAATGGGTAGTGGTTATTCATTAACAAACGAAGTTACTTACAACATAACAGTTAAGGTTTCTGACCTGAATGGCGTTGGGTCTGATTCTCTTTCAACTCAATGTGCTATACAGTTTACTACCGGTATACCAAATGTACCAGTAGCTATATGTAGAGGAAATCAAAGAACACCTGATACAGTTAATTGTGCAGAATCTATAGAGTACCAATTTTTAGCAAGTGATATCGCAGGGGCAACAGGGTCTTATCCTACAGGATATAATCAATCTGGTACTATATATTACAATGTAAGTGATCAAGCTCCTTCAGATGTACAGCCTGTTTCAACCGGTGCATTAACCCAGGGAGTTATGTATATTAATACTTCCTTTAGAAATACATCCACTACGGCTACTTCTGAAATTATATATACAATACAATACAGATCTGATGCCAATAGTTCTTGGACTCAAGCAACTAAATCAACAGGAGGTACAGTTGCATTATCAGAAAATTTGTCTAGTGATAATAACATAACAGATACTGATTCATTTACGTTTAATTTAGAGGGGGAATATAGATTGATAACACAAAGGATATCAGGATCAGGTTGTAGCAGTGGTGATAGTTTCTTTAACGTAACTTTTGGTGACGATACATACGGAAATACCAATTGCCCTACGCCACCGTAATACTAACAAAAAACAAGTAATAAATAAAATATGCCAGTAACATTAGAAGTAGGATATTTTAACTCATTTTACGTGAAGAGAATAGCTGACGCTCCTGTTGGTTATCAAAAAACTGGGGCTACCGCTTGGACAGCTCCAGCTAGCACTACTATTCAAGAGGATTGGTATATAGAAGAATCAAGAATAAGAGGTGGCTATAATAATACGTCTACAGATTTAGGTGTTAAAGCATATATTGTAGAAGACAACGATAGTCAACAAAGACTTTCAAATTCACTAATATATTCTGGTCCTTTAAATTCTAGAACAGGTATTAACCAAACAAACCAATTTAGTGTTGCTGAAGAAATAACTAGAAGTGTTGATCCTATCAATGGAAGTATACAAAAGCTTTACGCTGAAGATACTAACTTGATTATATTCCAAGAAAGAAAAGTAAATAGAGCTTTAATAGATAAAGACGCTATATATTCTGCTGAAGGCAACCCAATAACAACATCGACGAATTTAGTTATAGGGCAGATAGTTTCTTATGCCGGGGAGTTTGGTATTTCTAAAAACCCAGAGTCTTTTGCTGTTTACGGGTATCAAAAATACTTTGTAGACAAAAATAGAAATGCTGTATTAAGGCTTTCAATGGATGGTATTACTGAAATATCAAACTACGGAATGCGTAGCTTTTTTAGAGAAAATTTACTAAACGTTGCAGACGATGGTAAAATACTAGGTGCTTACGATGTCTACAGTAAGAATTACACGTTATCATTACAAAATTATAATACAAATAATAGTGCTTACCAAACATTAAGTTTTGATGAAGCAACTAACGGATGGAGTAGTTTTTATTCTTATAAGCCTGACTGGGGGTTTAGTTCTAACGGAAACTTTTTTACAACAAGCGGTTCCAATGTATATAAGCACTACGATAGTTCTGCTCCTAGAGCTTCTTTTTATGGAGGATCTACTAATCCTAGTATTATTGAATTTATTATAAATCCAGATCCTACCAGAATTAAAACATTTAAAACTATAAACTATGAAGGTAGTAATGGTTGGGAAATAAGTTATATAAAGTCAGATGAGATACAGCCTGTATTAGATGTTAATAACCAGTGGACAACAGTTATTGATGAATCATCTAGAATATATAGTTATAACGAAGGTGCTTATGTTGAAAACAATGTTCAATATAGAGCTGGTTTTGACAGAAAACAAAACGAATATGTTGCAGCTATTAAAAATAATGCAGCGCAAAATACAGGTGATGTATTACCTGGGCAGGTATTAATAGGTCCGGCTATTTCAGGGTTAAAAGGTCATTACCTAAGTGTATATATGACAACTGACTCTACAACTAATCCAGGTGGATTAAAGGAATTATTTGCAGTAGGTGCAACTTATGGAAGATAAAAAACAAACAATATGATAGAATTTTTAGAAATATTTTTCTTTGGACAAGGTAATGTTCAAATGGCAGAGCTGACAATGGCTGGAGCAGCTTTAATATCAGGTGGTCTTCAGTTTGTAGGATCTATATTTGGTAGTGGAAGAAGAAGAAGAGCTGAAAGACAAGCTCAACAAAAGCAAGCTAGGCTTCAAAGAAAATTAAGTGTATTAGAAGCTAGTAGACAAGAAATAACCAACCCATACTCAGGTGTTAAGAATTTAAGTGGCTTAGCTAAAGACCTTAGCTCTACATTATCTAACCCATACGCTAATCTAAGTGTAGCTACTCAAGCAGCAGAAATGCAAATAGAACAAGCTGATATATCATTAGCTAATACATTAGATACATTAAGAGCTACTGGCTCTGGATCAGGAGGCGCTACAGCTTTAGCTCAAGCAGCTTTACAAAGTAAAAAAGGTGTATCTGCTAATATCGAACAGCAAGAATCAAATAACGAAAGATTAAGAGCACAGGGCGAGCAACAACTAGATAGAATGAGAATGCAGGAAGCGGCAAGAGTTCAGGGTATACAAATTGCTGAGGGTGGAAGAGTGCAAGGCTTAGATGCTGCTGGAAAACAATTTATGTTTCAAACTCAAGAGCAAAGAGAAATGGCACAGCTAGATAGAGTATCTGCGCAATTAGCTGGAGCTGAGGCACAAGCAATGCAAGCTTCAGCTGCTAGGCAAGCAAATACTGCAGGGTTAATTGGTGGTTTAGCTTCTATCGGTGGAAACTTATTAACAGGCTTAGCTTCGCGACAAGCAAATCCTTATACTGAATCTAGAGATATGGTAGTCGCAACAGAATTACCTGATCCAGTAGGAATAGAAAACCCTAGTATAGATCTAAGTTACAGACCTTCATGGGCCGATTAAAAAAAATATAAGATGAGTTATAGAAATCCAAAACAATATATAGATACACAGTCGATGCAAATTCAACAAAATTTGCAAAAAACACTGGCAGGGGTTGGCACAGGTATCGTATCCAGTATAAATAAAATACACGCTGATAATGCTGCTAAAACTGCCGCTATTAGAGCTGAAGCTGATAAGAGGGTGGCTGACGCTCAAAACTCTATAATGCAAACACAGTCTAAAAATCCAACTGCGGATTTTGGTGATTTAGACGAACAATTAAATTTGATGAATCGTCTTTTAATGAAGGATCCAGCTAAAAGAACAGCTGAAGAAAAAACCTTTATTAATAGCATGGAAAACATAGGGAGCAATATGGCTAACATGTTAAAGAATACTGCTATGTCTCAAGAAGCTATGATGGAGCAGGTTAATAAAATACCTGGCATGCCTGGAGCTGTTGATCCTAAGGAGAACCCAGAGCTTTATGCAAAAATGGCTGTTTTATCAAACCAAGTGGAAGGAAGAACAAAAGCTAGATACAAAACAAATAAAAATGGTCAGATTGTTTTTTCTTTAGATGTTTATCAAAAAACAAAAGACGGGGAGAAATTCGTGGGGAGCGTTATAAACGACAACGTTGCAACTACACAAATGCCTCCTGTAATTCCAGATGTCACTAAAGAAATGTCTACCGCTATAAAAGCAACTCTTAATACAAACGATTTTAAATCGAGATTTGGTGAATTTATAAGCGCAGAAGGAGCAATAATTAAAGACGGAAAAGGTGGTACAGGGGCTAGGGTAACTGAAGATTATTTTAAAAAAGTATTAAAACCTAACGCTGATATGATATTAGCAGGTTTATCACCTAGAGAAAAAATAAGATTATACAATAATACTCTTGATAAAGGCAACAAGCCAGATCTTAGCTATGATGATGATTTAACTGGAGAAGGTAAAGAAGATTTAATTAAGGAAGCTTTAATGAACTCGTTAATAAATGAAACAAAAGCGACTTATAATATTTTTGGTGTTACTAAAGATTTAACAGAAAAAAGGAAAGGCAATACAGATACGGAGTTAACATTTACTCAACAAAAACAATTGCAAGAAGAAAAAAGAAGAATAAAAGTTTTTAATAAAACTATTGAAGAAGGAATTAAAGGCGATGTTCCAATTATATATAGTTTTAACGACCCTAACGTTCAGGCAATACGCAAGAAAGACAAAAACGGAGACGTTAGATGGTTTCTTCAACAAAAAAGTGCTCAAGGTAAGTTTTCAGATGTCATGGATGGGGGTTATACAAACATAAAATTTTTATCTGACGCATTAGGTTACCCTAAGCCGTCGCTTCCTACTAAGGATTCCTAAATAATTTAATTAAATAAAAAAAATAACTATGTATATATACGACGGTTTTAAATACTCTGAAGAAGAAATAAAAAATGCTGCAAAGTTAGCAAATCTTTCTATGGAAGATTATATTAGTAAACATAAAATTACTTTTGAAAAAGACGAACCACAGGATTTTCCAACAAGCACTGTAGAGGATGCGGATGCAGTGCAGCAACCAATGACAGCATCACAAGCAGGTTTTACGGAATTACCTTCGGTAGATACTCCTTCGGATTTAGAAGACCCTAAGCCATTTATTATAAACGGTAGGGAAGTAACTCAACAAGAATTTGAAGATTACAAAAGAGATACTGAAAAAAAAGAAATATACGGGACTTATTTAAAAGAAGACGGAACTACTGGTTACAATGAAAAACCTTATAGTGTACAATTGCAAGATTATAAGGATAGCTTTGAGGGTATATTAAAGGCTGAAGGTATTTATGAATTTTTAAAAAATTATGATATAGAATACCGGCAAAATTTTGCAGCATCACAATTAGCTAATAAAGCTCCTAGGTACACTAGGCAGCAATACAATCAATCAACTAATACTTACGATTCAATACCTACAGAAGACGCTGAAAAACAGTTTTCTAAAAATCTACCAAACAATTTTGATGCTTTTGATGATAAGAAAGATTTTAATATAGCTTTAGATCAAGGTATACAAAAAACAATTGCAGAAAACCCACTTATAAACTATCAAATAAAAATAGCCTCTAAAAAAGCAGAACGAGAGCTGAAAGATTACGCTCTTGGATTAAGAGATAAATATGATTTCAACACCCCCGAGGGAATTGCTGAAGCTGAAAAAGCGTACGATAATAGATGGAAAGAACTTGTAATAGATCCGGTGTCCCAATCTGCCGCTTATAAAAACACTGTAAAAGACTTACAATTAGTAGCTAGTAAAGTTGCTGAAAAGGAAAATATAAAGTTTGGAAGATACAAAAGCGCTTTTTTAAGCTCTATAGATTTTCTTGATCAATATGATCCTACTGGCATTTTTTCAAATGTTGTAGAGCCTATTAGAGGTACATTTGTACAAATGGGAGGAGACTTTAACAAAGCTCAAGTAGCAGCTCAACAAGTAGAACTACAGAATAAGTATGACGAAATAACTAGGTTAAAAAATGATGTTGAATCTGGTAAATTAAAAGAGGATGCTAAAGTAATATATGGCGGATCTTTTAGTCAAAAAAGCAATACTAGAGTTGGAGGTAAAAGCGGTACTGTAAAAGATAAAATAAAATATCTTGAAGATCAAATTAATTTAACACAGGAATCAATTGCTGAAGATATACAAGATGTTATGGACTCTTCTGAATATGGTTCTCTTTTTACTCAAGCAGATTTTTCTGATGGGGTACAATTTAAGGACATTATAAAAACTATATCAGCATCCGCACCTTACATGGCGGTAGCAGCCGGTGGGGCAATGACAGGTAATCCAGTGCTAGCCGGAGCAGGGTTTATGTCTATGTTCACTATGGAATACGGAGCTTCTTATATGGGGGCTATAGAGCAGGGTTTAAAAAATGATGGTCTAGAATACAACGAAAAAAACATTATAGAAGCATTAAAGGAAGGCAAATACGCTTCTCAAGCGCAGGCTGCTGCTACAGGTGTAGTTTCCGCTAGTCTAGAACAATTAGGAGCTACTAAAGTTGCTAAAAATACAATGAAAGCATTAGGGCTAGGTGGTACTTTAAGAAAATCACTAGGCTCTTTATATAAAGGCGAGGTAAAACAATTTGTAAAATCTACAGCTAGAGGGTTAAAACAGCAATCTATAGCGGGTATTGGAGAAGCTGGTACTGAATTAGGTCAAAATTTAGCTTCGCAAATAAGCACAGGAACTCAATTAGAAGGACTTAGTGGTATAGGTAAATATATAGATACTGAAGCTAACAGAGAGGCTGCATTAGGAGGTGGTTTAGCTGGATTCTTTATACCTTTTGGAGCAAGCGTATATAGGCAATCTGTTTCAGAATTAAGAAATTCAGCTAGGGATGTAGCTACAAAGTTTGATTTAACAAGTAAATTTGGATCAAGTCTTAAAGCTGCTAATAATTTTTTTAAAGAAGCTGAAAGTAATTTACAGAGAAAACTGGATAACGGTGAAATTACACAAGAAGAATACAGGAACGAAAGCGAAAACTTAAGTACTATAAGAAATTCTGGATTAAAAATTCCAAAAACATTTAGTGAATCTGGAAGAAAAAAAGCATTTGACTTAATAATAGAAAAAAATAACATTGAGCAAAATATTGCAAATAAAGATCCTGAATTAGTAAAAGAAGAAAAAGCTAGGATTAAAGAAATAAATGAAGAGTTAAATAATGTTTCTGCAAAAGAAGCATTATTAGCTGAAACAGTTAAATCTGAAAAAGGAGCGGTTGAAATATTAAAAAGCGTAAAAGGGGCAAATATTGAATTTGCAGATGATCAAGCAACCGTAAACGCGTTAGTAGATAAAATTAGGGAAGAAGACGGTAAGAAACCTATTGTAAATTATAGCGATGCTTATGGTCAAACTATAACTAGAAAAGATGGTAGCCAAATAATATTAATAAATAGAGCAGAAGCTTTTAAAGACGGTGTTGTAAATACAGCTGCTCACGAAGTTTTACATGCTGCGTTGGATCAAACTTTAAAATCCGGTTTATCACCAGAAAATCAAATTAGCGTAAGCAATAGTCTTTTTGATTTTATGAAGACTCTTAAAGTAAAGACCGACAATAAGTTTTTACAAAAAAGATTAGATCAATATCAAGCAAAGTACCAACCTAAAATTGATAAGCTTAAAAGCATATCAGAAAGCATGCAAGACCCTGAATTAGCAAAAAAAGCT